AAGGTGAAGTGGTGAGCACTCTCCTAGTAAACATCCCATCTCAAGCTGTGTGGGTGCGCAAGGAGTATCTGCGCAACATGCAGGACGGCCACGGCGAGTTTGTCAAAGGCGTGTGGGTGACGGCTAAGTCTATTTCTGGTCGAGCCCTGTACTTTGAGACGTACCTTCCAGAGTACGGTGCCTTCTTCGATAAGCTTCCGATTTCCGCTTTTGTGTCGAGGCCGCAAACGCCGACACCAGATTATCCGCTTTCTGATCTCCAGTTCTGGAACTGCATGGACTACGGCGTGGTGGCTATCTGCAAACAGTTCATCGCCAGCATGCAGTACGAGGCGCGTCTGCGTAGCGGGGATACCGTGAAGGCGGAGTATCTATTCACGCTGGACAACTACCATCCAGACAACGACGTGGTCGACTGCGGCACGTCTGAGATCCCGTCTGAGCACAAGGCTATGAACGTCTTGGCTCTCGAGAACGGACAGTTCTGCGCCTACCCCAATAATCGGATGCGCGTGTACGACATCTCGCTGACGCCAGAAGTGGTCATTACTCCAGACTTCAAGGCGTCATCAGAATTCTTTGCAGTAGAAAACCACGACTTTACACGCTATGGAGACGTGGACGAATACCACTACTGAGGTGCAGCCATGAAGAAAGTATGGGACAAGCCAAATCCAAAGAAGAAGTCGACGCCACTGACTGACGGTCAGAAGGCAAGCGCTAAGGCTGCAGCTAAGAAGGCGGGTCGTCCGTATCCAAATCTCGTGGACAACATGCGAGCGGCACGAAAGAAAAAATAATGTGGATGAAGACTGCTAGGGAGTCTATCGGCCTAAAGGAAGTCGCTGGCCCAAAACACAATACGAAGATTCAGGCGTGGCTCGCTAAGCTTGGTGCTTGGTGGCGCGATGATGAGACCCCTTGGTGCGGCACGTTCGTTGCCCACTGCCTGCGTGAAGCAGGGCATCCCATTCCTCAGCATTGGTATCGCGCACTGGCGTGGAAGGATTATGGCTCCAACCTGCGTCCTACTCATGTATGTGAAGGCGCAATCCTAGTCTTTGCTCGAGAGGGTGGCGGTCACGTTGGATTTTATGTAGGCGAGGACCGCTTCTACTACCGTGTACTGGGCGGTAACCAGAAGAACACCGTCAACGTGATGCGCATTGCCAAGAACCGCTGTGTAGCGATCCGCTGGCCGAAGGGCGTACCGGTGACCGGCGGTCCTGTCCACGTAGCTTCCAATGCTCCAGTGTCGGACAACGAGGCATGAGCCTGAAGCAGCGCCTTCTGGACTTCGAAGCCGTAGCGCTGTGCGTGATCCGCAAGTGGTGGAGGCCTATGACCTGCATCTGGATTGCGGGAACTATGGCGGTGCATGGCGTCGTCGCTCCGCTGTACATGCTCTTTGCAAAAGGTGAGGCTCCCAGTGATATGACTGGGCTGTCTCTATTGGTTACCGCCATTGCCGCTGCGTTTGCTGTGAGGGAATGGGGCAAGATTAAGGGGTCAGGAAATGATTGAGGCGTTGAGGGTTGCGTGGAGTTTCCGCCGATTTTTTGGGTACGCCATTCTTGTGGCCGTCATCGGCTGGTTGTGGGTGTCCAACGCTGGGCTTGAGAATGATCTCCTCAAGCAGAAGATCCGCTACACAGACTTGACTGCTCAGGTCGAAAAGCAGAATGCGCAGATCGATGCGTACAAAGCAGTTGAAAAAAAATCGGCTGCTGCCGCAGAGAAGGCGCTCAAGGAGGCTCGCGTCGTGGAGAAGTGGCACGCCGGTAAGGCAACCCGCATCCTCGTGTCAGTGCCGACCAACAGCGATGAATGCATTGCGGCCCTCGAGCTACTGAAGGAGTACCAGTAATGCGTACATTAGCCCTGCTCCCAGTCCTGCTCTTGCTTGGCTGTGCGTCCAAGCCGCCAATTGAAATCAAGATCCCAGTGGCTGTGCCTTGCATCAAGGAGCAGCCGGTCGCTCCGATCTATCCGACAGTCGCAGAAAGCGCTGGAATATTCGAAAGAGTGAAGGTACTGCTTGCTGAGCGTGAACTCCGCAAGGGGTACGAAGCTAAATTAACGGCCATGTTGGCCGCTTGTGGAGAAATCAAATGAAGAAGCCAATGCCGTTCATGGGTAAAGAATCCAAGATGGAAGAAAAGATGGAAAAGAAAAAGGGCGGTAAAGCCGCTTACGCCAAGGGTGAGAAGAAAGAATCCAAGGCCAAGGACATGGCAGGCAAGATGAAGATGCTCATGAAGGCAAAGAAGAAGTAGGTAAGAAAGTGGACGGGTGCAGCGCCTCTGCACCTCCTGCGGCCACTTGAAGCCCCAATCAGAGTACCGCCTGAATCCCATGACTGGGCGGTACTCTGCTCGCTGCGCGTCATGCCCACCTGCGCGACGTCACAGCAAATATGATTCCGTTGAGGCCTACCTCAAGCACCGCTATCTAGATGCAAAGCGAAGAACAAAAGGCGGTGGGTGCGCATCAGATTGTTTCACGCTTGCTCACTTGCTAGAGCTCCTCGAGAAACAAGACGGGCGCTGCGCGGTTACCCGTAAAGTCTTTACATTCGGCGGTGATGGCGCAGGCACCAACGTCAGCATTGACCGGATAGATTCAAATAAACCTTATGCCGCCGACAACGTAAGGCTTGTTTGCTCTGCCGTAAATTACATGAAGCACAGAATGAACGACGATGAGTTGGTCGACTGGTGCTTGGATATCGTTAAAGGTGTTGGTTCGTGGAAATAGAGGAAATCGCGAAGAAGCTGATGGGGGACTTCCCCATGTACGCAAAGAACGTGCTGCGCATTGTCGACAAGAAGAGCGAGATCAAGCCGTTCAAGCTCAATCGCGGTCAGCTCATCCTGCACGATAAGCTCGAGACGCAGCTAGCAGAAACCGGTCGCATTCGAGCTCTGGTCATTAAAGGTCGCCAGATGGGGATCTCCACCTACGTGGAAGGCCGCTTCTACTGGAAGACCACCAAGACCAAGAACGCCAACGCCTTCGTGCTCTCTCACCTTGCTGAGTCCACCACCGCCATCTTCCGCATGGTCAAGTTCTTCTACGACAACGCGGCTCACCCAATCTTTAAGCCAGCCCTGAAGTCGAGCACCACCACATCGCTTGAGTTCGACAAGCTGAATTCCCAGTATCGTATTGGTACTGCGCGATCCACAAACATTGGTCGCGGTATGACAAACCGCTACGTGCATGCATCTGAGGCAGCATTCTATCCAAACAGTGGCGAGATTGTGGCAGGCCTGCTGCAGTCTGTCCCCGCCGAAAACTCCGAAGTTATCGTTGAGTCCACGGCGAACGGCGCAGGCGGCTGGTTCTACGAACAGGTGATGAAGGCGCTAAGAGGAGACAGCGACTGGATCGTTATCTTTATCCCGTGGTTCTGGCTTCCAGAGTACGAGAAGAAGTGCGATCCGTATTTCGCCGTCACGGCAGAGGAAGCAAAGCTCGCTGCGCTATACAGCCTCTCGAACGAGAAGCTGAACTGGCGGCGGTCGAAGATAGACGAGCTTGGATCTCTGGATCTATTCAAGCAGGAGTATCCCTGCACGCCAGAGGAAGCATTCCTGTTCTCTGGCCGCAGCTTCGTTGAAGAAGACTGCCTCATGGACGCGGAGCGTAACTGCTACACACCAGAAGTGGAGGGTAGTTTCAAGGATGGCAACATCACGCCACACGAAAAAGGATCCTACAAGCAGTGGATCAAGCGCATCGATCCAGATGAGCGGTACTGCATCGGCGTCGACGTCGCTGAAGGGCTGGCGCATGGAGACTACACAGTGGCTCAGGTGCTGGATTCGCTTGGTAGGCAGGTCGCGACGTGGCACTTGCACATTGATCCATACGAATTGGGTGACCAGCTCGCCGCATTGGGCAAGATGTTCAACCGCGCCTACATTATTCCTGAGCGAAACAACCACGGTCTGACCACAATCCGCCGCATGCAGGATTTAGGTTACCCCAATCTTTATGTTGAACACACAGTCGATGATGCGTATGCAGACAGAATGACTAAGCGTGCAGGTTTTTATACGTCCAGTAAGACAAAACCATTGATCATCGATAACCTCGCTGCACTTTTGCGTAAGCGCGATAGTGGAATAGCAGACGTAGAACTTGTAAAAGAGTTGCGTAATTACGTCATTGATGACAAAGGCATTACGAATGCTAAGTCGGGTTGCTTTGATGACAGAGTAATGTCATATGCAATAGCTCTATTCGGGCTTAACTCGATGCCGCGTAACCGCAAGTCAAAGATTGCGGCCACAAGGTACGAGCCGTTCGATAGCGTCGTGGGGTATTGATGTACGAAGACGAGATAGAAGACGAAGAAAATGGAGAATTCGCACCAGTAGAGAAACGTGAGGAAGACCTTGAAGAGTTTCAGGGTCTGGGTCCGCGTCTGCAATCTTTGTTCACTGAGTACAAAGACGCCCGTAATGACATTGAGGATGAGTGGCTCTCGAGTTTCCGCCAATTTTTGGGGGAATATGACCCCGACGTCCTCGCCAAACTAACCGGTACACGCTCGAAAGTATTCGTCGGCCTCACCCGCACTAAGGTGATGTCGGCGTTTTCGCGTCTGGTCGACCTTCTGTTCCAGAGTGGTCAGGACTTCTACAGCATCGATCCCACAGCAATACCTGAGCTGGATCCGCTCGAGATGGCTGCGATCACCAAAGAGGCCACTGCTGAAATTATGCAGGCGTCTGGTGCAGCTTCGCCGACAATGGTTCTCGATATCATCAATGAGCGTCGCGATGAGCTCATGGATCAAGTGCGTGATGAGGTTCGACGCCGCGCCAAGCTAGCTGCTTCTGAAATGACCATCCTTGTTCGCGATCAACTTGGCGAAGCCAATGCTGAGCAGAAGATCAAGGAAGCCATCATGGAATCCTGCATCTTCGGCACCGGCTGTATCAAGGGCGGCACCGTTAGAATCGAGCGCAACAAGCGCTGGAAGCGTAGCTACGTCAACGGCGTGCAGGCGCACTCTCTTACTGTCGTCGAGCAGGTCAAGCCGGACATCGAATCGGTATCGATTTTCGACATATATCCAGATCCTTACGCGACATCGAACGAAGACCTTCATGGTTTGTTCCGCCGCCACGTTCTTACCCGCCGCCAATTCCGCGACCTGCGTGACCTTGACGGCTTCGACAGCGATGCGATTGAGGAGATCCTCTCCGACAGTCCTCGCGGCAACCACGTTGAAGAAGACCACGAGCGCATCCGTCGTGAAGTCGCCAACATCAAGCTGCAGTCTGGACCAAACAACCGGTTTGAAGTGCTCGAGTACTGGGGCTCAATCAACGGCACCGACCTTCTCGAGGCAGGCGCAGAGCTCCCAGATGGCTCTGAAGAAGACGACGACTACGACGCAAACATTTGGATCTGTGCTGGCAAGGTTATTCGCGCCACGCTGAACCCGATTCCGGATGGCCGTATTCCTTACAACTGCTTCCCATACGAGCGTAACCCGCACCAGTTCTGGGGTACAGGCGTACCTCGCATGATGCGCGACTCGCAGTCGACGATGAACGCAGCGACCCGCATCTTCATCGACAACATGGCGATCTCCTCTGGCCCAATGGTCGAAGTCAACATGGACTTCCTCGAGGCCGGTGAGGATCCAACCGATCTCCATCCTTGGAAAGTCTTCCTGCGTAGTGGCGGCGATCCCAACGCTCCTGCCGTCCGCTTTAACCAGCCGGTGGCAAACGCCAATGGACTGACCAGCATCATCGAGATGTTCCGCAAGTTTGCTGACGAGACGACCTCTTTGCCGTCATACACGCACGGTGATGCAGGCCAGCAGCTCAACAAGACAGCTACTGGCATGTCCATCCTGATGGGTAACGCCAACGTCGCGCTGAAGTCGACATTAAAGAACGTCGACGACTACCTAATCATTCCTCTGATTCAGTCTCTGTACCACTGGAACATGGAGTGGAGCGACAACGAGAAGGCCAAGGGCGATCTCAATGTGACTGCTCGAGGCAGTACTTCACTCATTCAGCGTGAAGTTCGCTCGCAACGCCTGCTGCAATTTATGTCTTTGATAAGTAATCCTATGGATGTTGCTATAACAAAACGTAAAGAGTTGCTAACGGAGATTGCAAAGAGTATGGACATCAATCCAGACGAAGTAATCAAGACTGACAAGGAGCTGCAAATTGAAGCGCAAGCACAACAGCAGCAGATGCTCGCCGCAAGCGGCGCAGGCGGTGATCCAACTGGCGGCGCAGCCCCAGTGGAAGGACTTGATGACCTTTCTAATGGAGCGGCTGGAGGCTTGCAGGGACAAGTTGGAGACCGTTCCGGACCACAGATTTGATCAAGGTAGAGCTGCAGAGTTGCGCTTCATCCTTGAACTAGAAGATACCGCACAAGCGGTTTTGAGCGCGAAGACGACCTCGTAAGAGACACCCGTCTTCTAAACGAAACGCGGACACTCCGTAGCGGACCCGCAAACATTGGTGAGATATGAAGGTAGACCCTGAGAAGCTTGAGCAAGAAGCCGACGAACTTTTGAAACAGATGATGGCAGAGCAGGACGGACCGGAGAATCAGCAGAAGGCTGAAGAGACCGACACCCCGCCGCAGCCAGAGGAAGATGAAAACCCACCCGTAGAATCGACGGACACTGGGGAAGACGGCGAAGAGATTCCACAGGAAGAAGATCGCGGCGATCAAGATCCTGATGAAAGCGACGCTGACCTGCAACAGCAGATCAAACTCGCTAACGAGCGTATCAAGAATGCTCAGGCTCGAATGACAAAGGCGACGCAAGAAGCGGCGGATTTGCGCAAAGAAGTAATCGCGCTACGTCAGCAGAATGCGGAGCTGAGCTCTGAACTGGCAAATGCCCAGCACAGAGGAGACGGTGAAGATGATGATCTGAAAACCCTCGCTGAGGAATATCCAGACATCGCTGCACCGCTTCTGAAGAAGCTGGCAAAGCTAGAACAGACAGTCACACAGTATAGGGACCAAGTTAAAACGACTGAAAGTCAGAGCACTCTTAACGAGCACTTTGACACCATCCGCGAGTCGCACCCTGACATGGACGATATCGTCACGTCAGATGACTTTGTTGGATGGTTAGAGCGTCAGACGCCTGTATGGCAGCGTGTAGCCAATGACGGCAGCGCCCATGAGGTAGTCGAGCTTATCAATCGTTATAAGGAAGTCTTCGATACACAGCCGCAACAGCCGGTCTCAAAGGTTGAGAAGGCGCGACGGGTTGCAGAACCCACGCTCCCCAAAGCCCGACGACCGGACCCAAGCTCGGGCAAGCGAATTTGGAGCCGCCAAGAGATCACCCGTATGCCACTCGATGAATTCGAGCGACGTTCGGCAGAGATCGATCAGGCGTATCTGGATGGACGAGTCCGTTAGTTCAATCCTGTTGTAATAAGGTCAATTTAACATGCCTGCTTTTCCTACCGCTGGTTCAAACTCCGCTGCGAACTTCATTCCTGAAATTTTCTCGAAGAAGCTTCAAGCGAAGTTTTATGCCTCGTCAGTACTCCCCTCGATCTCGAACACCGACTATGAAGGTGAAATCTCGGGTCAGGGTAACAAGGTAAACATCCGCACCGTTCCTAACGTCACTGTAGGCGACTACACTGGCTCAGTTTCGTATGCTGATGTCACCACCCAAGTTGTCGAACTGAACATCGACAAGGCGAAGTCGTATGCCTTCAAGGTAGACGACATCCTCAAGGTTCAGGCCGACATCGCATTCCAGAATGAAGCATCGAAGGATGCTGCTGAGCAGATGCGTATTGCTGTTGAGACCGACGTTCTCGGCAACATCCCTACCGCTGCAACGACCATTTTGGACAAGGCATCGGTTTCAGAAACAACCCTTCTGAACCACATCCTCGAAGCTGGCCGCAAGCTGGACGAATTGAACATCCCTGATTCGGATCGTTTCCTCGTTCTCTCGCCTCTCTACATCGAGATGTTGAAGAAGTCGGAACTGCGTCAAGCTTACTTGACCGGTGACGCTGCTTCGCCACTCCGCAACGGTAAGGTTGGTCAGGTTGACCGCTTCACCATCTATCAGTCGAACTTGCTTTCGATTGGTTCGGGCGGCGACGCTGGCAAGACGTTCTGCCTTGCTGGTCACCCTAAAGCTACCTGCTTCGCTTCGCAGTTCGTGAAGACCGAAACAGTTCGCTTGACCGACACGTTCGGCGACGGCATTCGCGGTCTGAAGGTTTACGGTTACAAGGTCGTTGTTCCTAACGCCCTCGTCACCATGAAGCTCAAGACGACTGCCTAATAGGATTGGGGCGGGGGAAACCTCGCCCCTCTCTTCATAGGTGAGGGCGGAGCAGATACCGCCCTCTACTCTGCAGAGAACGAGGTACACCGTGGAAAAAGCTATTGAAGACATGAGCAAAGACGAGCTCGACATCTACGCACGAGACAAGTTTGCCGTAGAGCTCGACAAGCGTCGCCGTATTGAGGATCTTGTTGAGCACGTTAAAACGCTCGTAAATAACAAGGGCAAGGTTGTTGAAGCTAAAGTCAAAGCTGAGCGCAAACCAAAAATCGTGCGCCATTTGAAAACGGGTGTGGAATGGTTCTGGAGTCCTCTATATAAGGGCAATCCAGATCTTGAAGTTATTGAGTGGGAATAAACTAAATGGCGACGACCAAAGCTGTTGATCTAATCAATCGGGTTAGCATCACACTCCAAGATCCAACGTATGTTCGTTGGACTCAGAGTGAGTTGCTGAACTACCTTAATGATGCACAGCGGCAGGTCGTGCTGTTTCGCCCAGACGCGAAGTCGGTTAACGCTTCGTTTACATGTGCTAACTCTGCTAAGCAGACGCTGCCTGCAGACGGACTTCGCCTCATAAGTGTGCTTCGAAACACTGCCGGTCGAGCAATCACTAAGGTTGACCGCAGCATTCTCGATGTCCAGCTTCCAACTTGGTACGAAACTGTAGTAGGTAGTGACGGCGTAAAGCACTACGTCTACGACGCGCTAGACCCGAAGAACTTCTACGTCTTCCCCAAGCCTGCTGCGGCTCACCCTATCGATATCATCTACGCGATGGCACCGGTTGATATCGTTGTTTCGAACTACACGACTGACACGCAAGTGATCGGCATCGACGACATCTACGCAAACGCGCTGATGGACTACATGATGTACCGCGCTTACCAGAAGGATAGCGAGTTCGCTAACCTCAACCGCGCCGCTGTGTACTATCAGGCGTTCACGACGTCTCTTGGTATCAAATCGCAGGCAGATGGCGGCTTACTTGAAAGCATGGAAGCGCAGAAACCACGGCGTACCGCTCAGTGAAGTACAGCGACCTCTTCGTCTACGTCCTGAGCGAGGCTCCGTCCTGCCCTGAGTTCACCGCTGAGAGGGCTATCAGAGACACCTGCATAGACTTCTGCGCACGCACAGATCTATATCGTGCAGAGCCTCAGACGCTAACTGTGACAAGGGGTCTGACGGACTACGAGCTCGACGCGCCCACTGGCACTGAGCCCAATCATGTGAAGTCGATCCTGCGTGACGGTCGACCGCTGGAGGCTGTTCCTTATGAAGACGCCTTCATGAAGATCGAGCTGTCTGATTTCGGTCCAGCAACGTACTTTTCGCAATACGACAACCGTAACGTCTTAATTGGTCCAAGGCCAGAAGGACGGGAGAGCCTCAAGGTTTTGTACACGCTGAAGCCCACACAGTCCTCAACGACGATTCCGGACACCATTGGTCTCGAGCATCGTGAAACGCTGGTGGCTGGAGCTCTGTTCCGCCTGCAGATGATGTCTGGACAGCCTTGGATGGATGGCGGCGCTGCTGGCGCTAACAGACAGCTTTACGAGCGCGGCGTTGCTGCAGCTATGCGTCAGGCCAAGTACGGCCACAGTGGCGCTGCACTTACGGTTAAAGCAAGAGAGTTCATCTAATGGCGTATTCAGAGACCATATACCTCGTTCAGGGCGACACACTGCCACAGCTCAAGGTCACTGTGCGTGATCGCAATGAGGCCGCTGCAGGTAAAGTACTTGACCCAGAGGATCAGTCCACTTGGGCGCTGGTTAACCTTACCGGCAGCACTGTTCGCTTGCGCATACGTGAGGTGGGCGGCACCTCAGTCAAGTCAACACTCATCGGCAACAACACAAACCCACTGATTGGTGAGGTAGTGTTTTTGTTCGATGCATCTACGCTCGATACGGCTGGCGTATTTGAAGGCGAGATCGAATACACCTCCGGCACTGGCGGCATACAGACTGTATACGAGCTGATTAAACTTCAGGTTCGCGAACAGTTTTCTTAAGGAGTAACCAATGGCAGATGCCGGTGAAACTGAAAGTGTTGATGCTGTCCGGATGGCGGCGAAGCTCAAGTACGCAGAGCTGTCAGCCGCTACAGAGCAAGCTGAGCTTAAAGCAGAGACCCGCTACAAACTACTAGCGTCTGCAAGTAAGTATGTGACCCTAGCGACGCAAAACGCATACGTGCGTCTTGCTTCACGCCTGTCATACATCGACATAAAAGCCATTGCCCAGCTTGGTGATTGGCTTGTCTTTCGCGTCTTTACTGATGCAACGCAGGCTCTGGATCAAGTACTGCGCTTATTTGGCAAGAGTTTGTCGGATGGTGCGTCAGCTAGTGACGCCGCACTGAAATCATTCAGCACGACGCGAAGCGATCAGGCTACGGCTAGCGACGCCATGTCTCGCCAAGCAGGTAAGGTACTGGTTGACGCTGTAGCTGGCGCAGATGCTGCAAGAAAGACTTCCAGCAAGATCCGGACCGAAGTCCTGTCTGCATCCGATATCTCAATCAAATCGCTTGGGAAAGCGAGTAGTGAGCCGGTTTCCGCAACGGACGTCCTGCTGAAGACGATGGCGTTCTCGCGGACATTATCCGAATCTCCGCGTGCCATAGACCTTGCCGCGAAGACATTTGGTAGGGGTCTAAGTGATCTTGCCGCCACGACGGACTTCACAAGCACATCGTTCCAGAAGGAGCGGGTCGACCAAGCGTCTGCTACTGACACCAGTGTACGAACGGCAGGAAAAAATCTTAACGACGTTGTTCCAACAGTCGACTCAAAAATAATTGATTTAGAAAAGTCTTTAATCGACGCCGGTCTTGCAGCCGATCTCGCGGAAAAGCTTTTCTCAAAGTCGGCTTTAGATGCTGTGGAGGTGAGCGATGTTCGCACGCGCTCCTTTGGCAAAGTTATATCGGATCTGGCCTATGCGACAGACGACGTTAACGGCGCTTCTGCTGATGATGATCAGACAATACAGTTCTTTAAATCGCTTGCTGAAACAGCTTTTTCCGCCGACATCATCTCGATTGTATCGAGCTACTCTAGGGTGTATAGCGATTCAGCTTATGCATCGGATGTACCGGAAAAATTATTCGGTAAATCTCGTGCAGATCAGGCGGTGACATCGGACTCTGGCTTTGTTAAAAGCCAAGGGTACTGCGATATCGATTACTTCATGGAGGATTACGTGGGCGCTACAAGAACATTCTGAGGTTAAAAATGAACACGAACGAAATGATCAAGGCCTCTGGCCGACTGAATATCCAAGTCATCGGTCCTGATGGCATGATCAAAGATGAACAGACCGTAGACAACTTGGTTGTCAGCGTTGGTCTGAACTTCATCGCAAGCCGCATCCGCGATGCCAGTGCTACTGTAATGTCGCACATGGCTGTTGGATCTGGCACTGCTCCAGCAGCAAGCGGTAACACTGCGCTTGGTACTGAGCTTGGTCGTGTTGCCTTGACCTCAACTACAGCAACCAACAATGCCGTCGCATTTGTCGCCACGTTTGGCGCTGGTGTTGGCACTGGCGCTGTTACAGAAGCTGGTCTCTTCAATGCATCAACGGCTGGCACCATGCTTTGCCGCACCGTCTTCGGCGTTGTAAACAAAGAAGCGGCAGACACAATGTCGATCACTTGGACTGTGACCATCGGCGCTGCGTAATTTTTTTGAGGCGAGTTAAAGATGGCAACTATTGTTACGCGGTCCGGAAAAGGCTCGCCTCTTACCAACAATGAAGTTGATGCAAACTTCACGAATCTAAATACGGAGCTGGGGACGAAGGCTAATACCTCGTCGCTAGCTACCGTAGCAACTACTGGCGCGTATGCTGATCTTACCGGCAAACCCACTTTGGTGGACGCCTCCAATGTTGCTATTACTGGTGGATCAATCACCGGAACGACGATTGACAGCATCACCAACCATGTTGGCGCTGACCATATCCACTACAAAATAAAGGCCACACAAATTCTCGCTAAGGGCGATGTGGTTAAGGTGGTTGGATTTAACGCTGGCGAAAATGCCTTTGAAGTCGCCAAGGTGTCGGCTTCAACTGACATCGCTGTTGGTGTCGTATACAGCGCACTATCTAGTGGCGCACTGGGCTCAATCATCAATACCGGATTGCTGGAAGGCATCGACACTTCCGCTTTTGCAATCGGCACAACGCTATATCCAAACACGTCTGGTGGGTTCACCAGCACAAAGCCGACCTCTGGCCGTTATCAGGCGCTAGCGTTTGTCGTTCGTTCCAACGCGAACAACGGCACGATCCTGATTGAAGCCAGCGAACCGCAGGCAACAAGCCTAAGCCAGTTTACGAACGACAGCGGATACATCACCGGTATCACCAGCGGCAACGTCACCACGGCACTTGGTTACACGCCAGCTAACCGTGCGGGTGATACGTTTACAGGGCCAATTACGGTAAACAGCGGGGCCAACCAAGCTATCTTGGGAAGTGACGGTGCGATAGAGCTAACTCGCGGCGCTGGCGGCGCTTACATCGACTTCAAAGACAGCACGGCTGAAGATTTTGATGTGCGCCTACAGGCGTCGGGAAGCCAATTAAACATTTCAGCCGCTGGTGGTTTAACCCTTAACGGTGCGGGGGTTCTTACTGGCATTACGTCTGGTCAAGTGACTACTGCCCTTGGCTACACGCCTTACAACGCCACTAACCCTGCTGGCTACATCACTTCGGCTGGTTCAATCAGTGGCAACGCAGCTACTGCGACAAACATTTCTAACACTGGAACGGTAACGCTTGCCTCTGCCACAGAGAGCAACTCGATATACGCAACAGCTCCCTCGTATACCGCCGACCAACCAACTAAGCTGCTGAACTTTGATTGGTATGGCAACGTGTTCTCGCTTGGCAACATTCGCAGTGGCAGCACACCATCAAGCGGCTTCGGTGTTTATTATACCCCGTCTGGTGGTTCGCGTGCAGAATTCATGCGTATCGACACATCCGGCAGCGTCCTGATAAACCGCACTAGCGCATCTGGTATTGGAAAGCTGAATGTAGAGGGCGGAGTTGATGTAACTTCAGGAAACGTCACAGTCCAAGCTGGATATGGCATAGCATGGCGCGGCGACCAATCGCGCATCATGACACCAGATGACAACAGTTACGGTGCGTTAATCAGATGGGGTGCTACGGGTGGTTGCCGCCTTTTTGAAAGCACTACAGAGCGTCTGCGTATTGATGGCACTGGTAGCGTAACGGCGTTCGTCGATGTCCGCGCACCAATCTTCTATGACAGCAACAACACAAACCGCTACCTTGACCCTTCATCTACGAGTGTTTTAACGACGGTTGAAGCCTACGGTTCTGGCTTCCGTAGTCTTGTTAACGGTAGTGCCTCAATTTCCAGCCAACTGTATTTTGCTAACGCCGCAAACACACGCGCATGGAACTGGCAGCTTGATGAAAACGACGCCGCTGCCTTATGGAGCTATGGCGGTTCGTCGTGGGGCAAGCGCCTTGGTCTGACGCATAACAGCGAACTGTTCTTGCGCAATTCGTCTGGCAGCGACGTGTCACTGGCATACCCATCCACGTTTGGATATTCGTCCAGCTACAAGACGATGGTTTTGGGTAATCAGTCCCTGACTACGGTCTGCATCGGCGTTTCTCCAGCATCCAACCCAAGCGGCAGCTTTAACGGGGGTGGTCTTGGTCTTGAGGTGATGTTCCGTAACGGCGTCAACTTCATCACGCCAAACAGCGCGAACAACGGATACCACTTCCCACTTAGCTTGGCAGATGGATATACAGCTTCGTCAGGTTCTTTCCGCGCACCTATCTTCTACGACAGTGAAAACACTGCTTATTACGTTGACCCCAACGGTGGATCTCGCACAGGCGGGATTACTGCAGATAGCCTGCAAAGCCTTGGAAATCTTACCGTCAATAGCGGACTTGTTTATCGCAGCGATTGGACAACGCGCTTCCAATCCGGCAGCGATTTTACAAGTGGCACTCTTGTCACTACCGACATTCCCGCGACGGGCTTTGCTGGTGAAAGCTTTGTCATTGAGATTACTGGCAAAAGTTACAGCGCCACTAACCTACCATTTAAGGTTGTAGCGCAGGGCTACCTCTACAACGACACCATCATCAACTACACGGGCATTTCATATGGTGGCGATTTTGCTACCTACATAAAAGTCTTTGAAGAAGGTGGCGTTCTGAAATTCTGGTGGCCGCGCATAAGTTACTGGAACTCGTTCAACGTCAATGTCATGGCAATGGATGGGGCAACTAACAACACGATAACGCGCAACCGTGTGACGGCCATTGCAAACTCGACAGAGCCGACCGGAACCAAGAAGCAGCAGATTAACCTTTCACGTTTCATGCGTGGTGATGTATCGGCAACTAACAGCATCGATGTTCGCGCACCCATCTTCTACGACAGCAACAACACAGCTTTCTACGCAGACCCTGACGCAACTACAAATTTAAGCACTGTTTACGGAAACGAATTTTATAGCAGGGGTTGGTTCCGCAATAACAACAGCAACACGGGCTTATACAACCAAGAAACTGCACAGCATTGGTGGTCAGACAGCGGCTCTTATTGGAATATGGGCGGTGGCAACATCAACGGCCAAGGCATCCGATTTAGGGATACCCATAACGGAACAGTCCGTGGCTATGTTTATTATGACCAATCTAACAACGTCGGCTTTCTAAACAACGAAGGTAACTGGCGTGCAAGAGTTGTCGGCGGAGACTATTTTCTAGCTGACGGCTCCTCTGCAAGAGCGCAGCTTTTTTACGATAGCAACGACACGGCTTATTACGTTGACCCAAACAGCACATCACGGCTTTCCGTTGCTAACGTAAATTTTTTAACATTGCTCAATGACGAAGGTCTAAACGTCAAAGGCATTCGTGGTCAGTTTGCTGCTGGTTCAGACGGCCAAGGCATATCGTTATTTTCAAACGTAGATATTGGCTACCCATCTGGTTGGGGTTCTGGTTTAGGCAACACGCCGTCGCGTGGCCTGTCGGTTTATGGTGGTCTTCGCGTTGCTTATAGCGGCGGTGGCTTCATTACATCCGATACGTCTGTTCGTTCACCTATATTTTACGACAGCAACGACACGGCTTATTACGTTGACCCTACCGTTTCATCTAATCTGAACGATCTGATCGTAACAAGAAATATTGCTTCGCCATCCAACTATTACGCCGACTTGCAACTTGAGGTTCAGGCCACATCCGGCACAGCGGGTATCGGTCTGCACCGTGCGGGATATTCCCACTGCGGCATCTATCACGACAGTATTAACCAGTTAAAGTTCAACTTTAACAACGGGACAGTTACGCTAAATCATAATGCTGGTTCGCTTATCGGCACTGGAAATGACGAAACCTATATTCGTCTAAGGGACGCTGTTACGTCTGAAGACTGGAACAGCTACATTGATGGTGCAGAAGCCAGCTATAGAATTGTAACTAATGCGACCGGCGCTAATAGGGCGGGTGCATACAATTATGGCGTTCTGCTTAGTATGGCGAACGCTGGTCAAGCCAAGTTCCAACTCTACGCCCCGCACAACGGAACAGATGGAAATGGTCTATGGGTTCGGACTGGTTGGGACGGTGACTACGACGCTTGGAATGAAATAGCCATTCAATCTAGGTCGTTTACAAACAACGTAGACCTCCGCGCACCTATCTTCTATGACAGCCAAAACACCGCTTACTTTGCTGACCCTAATGGTCGCAGCCGCTTGGCAAGCATGGACTACGGAGATGGTGGCTATTACTTTGCTGGTGGTGATTGGGGCTACCGTCATAACACACCATACGGATGGATACAGTTTGGGCCAGCCAACAGCGGCCACGCACATATCTACACTGACCGCAGCAATTTTTACTTCAACGCGCAAATTCAAGTGTTGGGCGGCAGCCAAATAAATCAGAACGATATACGTTCGCCTATCTTTTACGACACCGACAACACTGGTTATTACATTAACCCTGCCAACGAATATTCAGCAAACTTCGCTGGCTATACATATTTTGGCAATCATGGCGGCGGGAATGTCGGCAACTATAGCTCGTATCGCTATCAGCTTGTTTGGGCGATTGGCGACAGCTACAAAGGCACGCTTGACGGAACAAGTGTGGCTGGTGGGTATGGCCTGTGGTTCTCTCACCCTAACGCTGGTGGGGTTGCATCAAACCTGTCCACTCACGGCTTGATGCTTATCCAAAATGGCGCATTCATGGCATCGCTAGACCCAAGTATGCGTGCCGTCAACGATATGCGAGCGCCAATCTACTACGACCTCAACAACACTGGGTATTATTGGAATTTCGGTGATGCTGCTGTATCTAACATCAATACAGTAATTACTGGTGTGGCTTATTACAGAAGCAATTTAGGCAGTAGTGCTTATAGTGGCGCTCAAAGTAGCCCACCATTGCAAGTGTATTCTAGCGATGCTGGCACGGCGATGTTTTCATTCCACCGCGCTGGCTATTACGCCGTCAACATGGGTCTAGACCCAGACAACGTATTACGCATCGGTGGTTGGTCTGCTTCAGCTAACCGCTTGCAATTGGACATGAGCGGCAACCTGACGATGGCTGGCAACGTCACGGCCTATTCAGATGCTCGCCTCAAGGAAGATGTCGCCACCATAACCAATGCGCTTGATCTCGTCGGCAAGATGCGCGGCGTAACATATACCCGCAAAGATACGGGCGAAGCTGGCGTTGGCGTTATAGCACAAGAGATGCTGGAAGTGCTGCCAGAGGTGGTTCAGCAAGGAATCGGTGAGGACGACACGCTCTCTGTTGCTTACGGAAACCTTGTCGGCGTATTGATTGAAGCGATCAAAGAGCTACGCGACGAAGTCGAAATGCTGAGGAAGTAGCATGCCAACTCCTACCGGCACCATATCCATGTCCGACGTTAACACTGAGCTTGGCCTTACTTCCACGGCTACGATCAGTTTAAACGATGCTGCGGTGCGGACATTGGCCGGTGTGGCATCTGGCACGATTTCAATGGACAACCTTCGTGGCAAGTCGAACGCACCTGCTGCCACTTTTAGCCCTGACGGCGGAACTTCTGCTGGAACTGCAGTGTTTTTGTCTGATATCACCTACGAGCCATCGCCTTCATCAGTCACCATAATTATCTCATGCAGTGTTTCCGCAACGTGGACTGTCACAAGAAGTGGGACGTTTGGTGTTCCGGCAACAGGAACATACACAGGGACGGAACGCTCATTCAATCTTATTACCGGAGCGACATACAGATCCACTACATGGACTGTTAGCGCAACCGCTAATGGCGTCACCCGTTATTGGACGGTACAACTAGAATCTGAAGGCTCTGGCAACAACTAGATAACGAAGGCGTTGCATAAGTACCGCCATTACGGACAGTGGCACAGTGAACTAACTTGCTTTTTTCTCAATCATGAGCAATGAAGCATCACTTGGAAATTTATAGTAAGAGGAATTATCGTGGCTACAACTTACACATGGGCTCTTAAATCAATCAAGAAGGCCGACGCGCTTGACCTTGAAGGCGTTATTGTCCAGACAACTTGGACCTGCACAGGTACCGACGAAGATGGCAATGAAGGCGTATTCAATGGCGCAACACCATTCAATCCAGAGGAAGTCGACGCAGAAAACTTCACTGCATACGAAGATCTCACCGAAGCTCAGGTTCTTGGTTGGATTCAAAGCGTCGTTGTCGGCTCTTACAAAGAGCACGTCGACGGACAGATCGCAAAGCAGATTGCTGCCAAGAAGACTCCGGTTGAAGAAGTTAACGAAGGCGCGTTCCCTTGGTCGCCGCCTGTTGAAGAGCCTGAACAGCCAGTCACGTAATTAGTCACAGAGGAAACATACATGAGTGAAATGGAAAAGTTTAACGAAGAGAACAAGCAGGAAGGCATTGCCATCAATCTGACTGTTCAAGAAGTTAACATCGTTCTTGGGGCTCTTGCTGAGTTGCCGCATCGCGTGTCGGACGGACTTATCCGTAAGGTGTTCACGCAGGCCCAAGGGCAGGCTCCACAAGGGCAGTAAGTAAATAACACACCTCTCCATGTATGGAGTTGAGGAGGTAAGTAGATAGGCTGATAGATGGCTAGTATCAAACTGCAGACATTTGGTGGCGTGTTGCCCCAAGTTTCCCCGCGACTTTTGCCGGAAACAGCGGCAACCATCGCTGAGAATGCACGCTTTGATTCTGGCCGTCTCTCTGCTTGGCGTGCTCCTGTTGCTGGCGTCGATCACAACAACGCCTCCTTCGTTGTTCCAAACACCACTCGCACGATCTACAGGCATCGTGACCGGCAGGGCAATCCCTACTGGCTTGTGTGGACTACAGACGTCCACGCTGTCCCATCGCCAATTGCTGAAGATCCATACGACCGTCTGTACTGGACGGGTCAGCAGTTCCCGCGCATGGCGATTGGTACGGAGATCACTGGATCTGTTGCGCCTACATATGAGCCTTCGGTAACTCGAAAGCTTGGTGTTCCTGCGCCTACGGATCAGCCTACGGTTTCAGTAACGACGGCGGTAACTGACACCACGATCACGGCACTGTCTCGCGCTTACGTATATACATGGGTGTCCGGTCTTGGTGAGGAGTCAGCTCCTTCTCCTGCGTCTCCTATCCTCGAGGTAAAGACGGGCGAGACTGTAACGATCACGATCACTGGCGCTGTTCCAGCCCACATCTATAACACCGTCTCTAGGCCAGCCGTTCGTCGTATCTACAGGACCAACATCAACGGCGAGTTTCAGTTCGTTAAGGATATTGCGTACAACGCCACGTCAACGACTGACGCAATCCTAGATGAGGATCTTGGGGAAATCATTCCATCGACAAACTGGGATGCGCCGCCTGACGAGAATGCTGGCGACCACCCTGACGGCCCTATGGTTGGACTGACGTCGATGCCAAACGGCATCCTCGCCGGTTTCTCTGGCCGGTCCGTATTCTTCTCTGAAGCATTCCTTCCGCATGCATTCCCCAAGTCCTACTCATTAACTACCAAGTCTCGAGTCGTTGGCCTCGCCAGCATCAGCATCGGTCTAATGGTTATGACAACCGGCAAGCCTGTCCTGATGACTGGATCTTCACCGGCTGCGATGACGGCTACAGAGATCGACAACAACCAAGCGTGCGTCTCTGGTAGGTCCATAGCCGACATGGGCGAGGTTGCGCTGTACGCCTCTCCTGACGGGCTTGTGGCGGCGGGAGAGAGCGGCGTTAACCTAATCACCGAAGGCATCTTCACACGCGACCAGTGGCAGGCTCTGAACCCATCGAGCATTCACGGCCACCACTACGAAGGCCGGTACATCTTCTTCTGGCAAAACGGAGCCCAGAGCGGCGGCTACGTCTTTGACGGTCGCGGTGAGTACCCACAGATCTCCACCCTTAATTACTACGCCAAGGCTGGCTACAACGATCCTACAGACGATGCTCTGTATCTGGTGATCGAGACGGCTGGTGTCAGTACCGTTCGCAGGTTCGATGCAGGTACGGCATCGCCGTATACATGGCAGTCCAAAGAGGTCCGGCTCGAGAAGCCTATCAATCCTTCATGCGCCATTGTTGACGCAGAGGCTTATCCGGTCACGTTCAATTTATACGCAGATGGCGTATTGAAGCACACGCAGTCCGTGACAAGCGGATCGATGTTCCGACTGCCGTCTGGTTATCTTTCAAAGGAATTCCAGTTCCGCCTCACTGGTTCGAATGATGTGAACCAAGTGCTGATTGCGGAGTCGCCGGAGGAGTTCCAGTGAGCTTACCTAAGACACCTATTAAAGGTGATCCAGAGACTAGGCGCTTTCTCGAGGCTGTCCGCCAGAAGATTGAGAACGTCGATGGCAAAGCCCTCACTATCTCTGACCTGCGCGGTGCTGGCTTCTTTGAGCGCAACGGCATTGATGTTGGTGGCGGCGGTACAGAAGTGCAAGCGCCAACTGTACCTACGAATCTCGAAGTAGACGGTGCGTTTGAAAACATCATTATTACGTGGGACTACGAAGAGTATACGGGTCACAGTAACTCTCGCCTCTATCGCTCGACCACCAACGTCTTTGCCAACGCTGAAGTTCTGGCAAATGTAAACGCTCGCGTTTATGCAGACTTAGTAGGATCTGACAAAACCTACTACTACTGGGTCTCGAACGTAAATCTTAACGGTATAGAGTCAGCCACCAGTCAAACGGCTGGCGTGATTGGGGAAACGCTACCCAATACTCAGTACCTGCTCGACACTCTTACAAACTCCATAGGCAACTCTCAGCTTAACGTGCAGCTTGGCACGCGAATTAACACGATTGAGTCTACGCAGACCTCTATTCAAACGCAGATCGACGATCTTGAAACGGCATTTGGTAACTCAAGTTCTTCCGCTGATAACCTTGCTGCAGCGCAGGCGGCGGCAGAGGCGTCTATTTCGGCCAAGGTTGAATCCATTGGTGCGAAGGACATTGCCGTTCAGGCAAAGGTCGACGCCATCGCTGCAAAGGACGACGCTGTTGTTGCAAAGGATACTGCTCAAACTGCTGCTACTAACGCGAGTACATCCGCAGGCACGGCAGGCAGCGCAGCTACTACCGCAACTACATCCGCCTCACAAGCCGCAACCAGCGCAGCTAACGCAGCCACCTCAGCAACTGCATCAAACACAGCAAAGACCGCAGCAGAAAGTGCGAACACCGCTGCACAAACAGCGTCGAGTGCGGCAGCAACGTCAGCTACCAATGCGTCAACCTTTGCCACCAACGCAGAAACCGCAGCCACCGCAGCGAACACATCGAAGGTAGCCGCAGAGTCCGCCAAGACAGACGCCCAAACCTCTGCAACAGCGGCGTCGACCAGCGCCAGCACAGCCACCACTGCAGCGACAAACTCATCTAGCGCAGCCACAGCGGCTGATACCGCTAAGGTGGCGGCAGAAGCAGCCAACGCGACCGCACAGACCGCAGCTAGCTCCTCAGCAACGAATGCGACACTAGCCCAAGGCTATGCCGACGATGCAGAAGCTGCGTCGTCTGTAGCTACTACCGCTTCACTCACTGCTGTCGCCTCAAAGGATGCAGCAGAAACAGCAAGTGGAAGCGCGGCAGCGTCTGCCACCGCTGCAGCTACCAGCGCGTCTTCGGCCACGGCATCTGCAACCAGCGCCACCAACTCTGCATCGGCTGCAAACTCTTCTAGGCTTACTGCGGAAACGGCTGCTGTAACTGCGACGACGTCCAAGGACGCTGCGGTCGTTGCTAAGGATGCTGCGGTAACCGCAAAGAATAGCGCTGAGGTAGCGAGTACTGCGGCTGTGTCGGCAAAGAACACCGCTGAGTCGGCTAGTGCGACTGCCGTAACATCAGCAACCACCGCCACAAACAGCGCGACATCTGCAGGCAACTCTGCCAGCGCAGCAGCGGGATCTGCGACCACAGCAACAACAAAGGCAACTGAGGCTAGTAACTCAGCCTCTTCGGCTAACGTATCGCGGGTGGCGGCGGAAAGTGCTCGAGATGCTTCGAACACGTCTGCGACTGCAGCGGCAACATCGGCATCACAAGCGGCAACGCATGCAGATGAGGCAGGCGACAGTGCATCAGCTTCGGCTAGCTCTGCGGTGGTGGCGACTTCGGCAAAGACTGACGCGCAGACGGCTGCAACAAACGCGGCCAACTCTGCAACCACCGCTCAGACATCCGCTAATGCGGCATCGACCTCAGCGTCTACTGCCTCGACCAAAGCGACAGAGGCTTCTCAGTCAGCATCTGCGGCCAGCGGATCTGCCTCAAGCGCTTCGACCAGTGCGTCTGGTGCTCTTGCGTCTAGAAACCAAGCAGCTCAGTCGGCAACGGATGCGGCTGGCTTTGCGACAGCTTCAGCTCAAGACTACTCCGTCATCAACGCACGCCTAAACAACTTTGGCGGAAGTGGGATATCGGTAGAGCAGAACGCCACTGCCACGGCTAGCACAGTCAACGGCCTGTCTGCTCAGTACACCGTCAAGATTGACAATAACGGGTACGTGTCTGGTTTTGGCTTGGCATCTACCGCGATCAACGGGACACCGGTTTCCGACTTTATCGTGAGGGCGGACAGGTTTGCGATCTCCAGCCCGTCCGGTCCAAGCATAGCGCCAAAGACACCCTTCATCGTTACAACAACGGCATCGGTAATAAACGGCGTCAATGTTCCGGCTGGTGTTTACATAGATACCGCAACGATTCAAAACGGATCGATAGCCAATGCGAAGATCGGCAACTTGGCGGTCGACAACGCCAAGATCGCTAACGGCGCTATCTCAAGCGCCAAGATCGGCGACGCTGAAATTGGCTCTGCCAAAATACAAGACGGTGCAATTGTAAACGCCAAGATTGGCTTTGCAGCCGTCGGCTCCGCCAACATTCTTGATGCGTCAATCGTTAGCGCGAAGATAGGTACAGCCGCCGTTAATACATTAAAGATCGCTGGCAATGCAGTGACGCAGACCCTGATCTTTACCGCGCCAGACATCTTTGTTTCAAACACGATTTCAAGTAGCGGTGGCGGTACAGAATATACTTACGTGTTTGTCGGCTACGGGAATGGCGACTACGAGGTGTACGTTGATCCGGATTACGGGTACGAGACATATTATTTTGTAGGTAGCGGACTTGGCAGCTACATCCTAACCACTACAACATCAGCTTCAACAGTCAGTGGTGGGTATCAGGTTGTAGAAACACCAGTTATTACCGTAGGGGATGCGGTTAGTGGTGCATTAATTATTGTGTTTTACGCAACGATTGATGCTGCGTCTGCAAAAGATGCTGGTCAGTTCATTATTCTACAAGTCAGCATCGATGGGGGTGCCTATCAGTCTGTCGTTCAGACCAAGGTTGGCGCTCGTACAAACAGTGGTGCAGACACGTACTTTGTTATGCCTGTTGCTGTTCCTTGGTCAGTCACATCTGCGCAGACAGTTCGCGTGCGCGTCTACACCGGCAATCGTCACATTACGACTAACGGCGCAACCAACGCATCATACATGCGCAACATAAACCTAAGCTTGTTGGGAGCAAAGCGATGAAAACTTACGCCTTCAATGAAAGCGGTCGCTGCCTGTGGAAAGCAGATCTGCAGATTGACGCTGAAGATGTGACAACAGTCTATTCTGACTTCGATGCAGACCCTAATGCAATTTGGTACGACATTAAGCACAAGCGCATTGAACGCCGCCATTCGTTTCCCGTGCAAATCTCAACCAATAAGATTGAGAATATTCCTGTCGGCACTACCCTTACGATTGAGGGTGTTGAAGTCCTAGTCAATGATGGTGTATTCGAAATAGAAGTAGATATGCCGCAAACGGTTCACGTCTTGCTAGACAATCTGCGCTACTTGATGACGGAAGTAGAGGTGCCGTGTGAAGTACAAAATTAAACAGAATTACAGCGCACTTCGTGGCCGCGAGTACCCACCCATTGCTGAGCAGCTCGATGCATTGTGGAAGGGCGGGGAAGCTCTCGACAAAATGCGTGAGCAGGTCATGGCAGTGAAAGCCAAGTACCCCAAGAAATGATGAACAGCATAGACGTCCGCGAATGCAGAGAATTCATTCTCACAGCTCTGCTCGAGGTGGCGGAAAAGACGGATGCTGAGTGGACGCCGGACGATATTTATAACGCGCTCTTGGCAGGAAAAGCATTTTTGTTTATGCATTCTTTTGATAGTGAGAGTTTTGTTGTATTGAGCCAATACAAACATCCGTATCTGGACCGTACCGTACTTGTTGTTGACGTTGCGTACAGTAAAACGGGTAATGCAATAGACCTGCACCAGCATGAGCTAGAAGAGCTAGCAAAAGCTGCGGAATCAGGCTATATCGAATTCTCTTCCCCGCGTGCGGGATTCAAGAGAGTAGCCGAAAAACATGGTTACCAGAATGTCTGCACGACGTATAGGAAGAAACTGTAATGGGTAAGGGTCCAAAGAAACTAGACGAAACCGAAGAGCAAAGAGCTCTTGCCGAAATCGCTGCGCAGCGTTTCAATCGGTATAAGGAAGTCTTTGCTCCGCTCGAGGACCAGTATATTCAACAGGTCTTCGACGTTCGCGATCAGTCGAACTATGAGAACGCTGGCGGCATTGCTGCTGCGCAGTTCCAGAGAGAGTTCCAGACCGGTCAAGACAAGCTCTCCGATCAGATGTTCCAGCAGGGCGTCGATCCATCCTCTGGCGCATTCCAAGAAAATAGTGCAGCTCTGCGGCGTGCTCAAGCAGTTGGGCAGGGTCTTGGCGTATCTGGCGCAAAGGTCGCCAACACAGATCGTTTCTATCAAGGCCTGCGTGGCGTGATGGCGATTGGTCAGGGTCAAGCATCTGATGCAATCGAAGGCATGGCTGGCATTGCTCGTCAGTCGCAGGAAAGAGCTAATGCCGCAGCAGCAAGCGCCTTCGACAAGAGCAGTGCAGTCCGCTCTGGTGTGTCGGCTGGTCTTGGTTATGCCGCTACACCATTTGTCGACAGCAAGCTGAAAAAACCACAAACGCCGCAGCCGACATTCAGCGGCGTCACAAATTCAACAGGCGGATAACAGATGAGCTTTTTTGACAACCTCGCATTCGTGTTGGGCGGTGACGCCGACATTACGCCAGAGTTTAGAAACGCATTCACCGAATACGACACTATGTCAAAGTCGGTAGCTCCTATGGGCGCAACACCACAGTCGGCTTTTGATGCTCCAGCCATCATGGACACTGCGCCTTCGGGCCAGTCAATCGTGCCGCAGAACTTTCGTGGCGGACTTTTTGGTGGTGGAGATTACTTCCCTACTTCTAATTTTACTGAAGCTAATCCAAACACAATCACTACCGGCGCTGGCGGTGGATTGTATGGAGGGAACGTAAGCTATAACCCGACAAGCAGCGCATACGGAAACATCGACCCAGCAAACTACTTAATGGACAAGAAGAAGGGAGCGTCAAACCTAAGCGCTGCCGTTACGCGAGCTCAGTATCAGGATTATCTGAACCGCTTTGCTCCCGTCGAAAACTTTCTTGTTGGTCAAGTCGATGGTCGCAACACCAAGGATCTAGGCTTCGACGTCGCTCGAGCAAACCAGTCAGTGATGAACGCAGGCACCAACATGCAGGGCCAGCAGGAGCGAGCAATGGGACGCTTTGGTCTTCAGTACAACGGGCCATCAATCGGAAGCTCGAACGATATTACTGGCGGTCGAGTTGCCGCAATGAACCAAGCCCGTATGGCAGATGAAGAGCGTGCTCTTTCACTTATGTCTGGCTCAGGGCAAACCGCAGCAGGAGGTCGATAATGGCTGGTCTTATTGGCGTAGGCCGTAACACTCTTGGTCAAGCGTCTGTTGGTTTCCAGCAGAGCGCGGGTCTCGAAGCAAATCGTAATGCCGCACAGCAGCAGCTTAATGCAGCTCGTGCTGCACAGCGCTCAAGCATGGTAGCTACTGGCGCAGGCCTTGGTGGTTCCATTGGTGTGAACAACTACATGGCGGCGAAGGCTGCTGCAGCCAAGGCAGGCACTGGGGCAGCAACTACGGCTGCGCCTCCAGTAGCTGTTTTGTCTGCGCCTGCTGATCTCGCAACAAGTGTAGGTACGCAGCTTGGATCAGTTCCGATACCAGTATCCGAAATTACCGGAACAGGAATAAATTCATTAGCTTCAACCGCACCCGAATTACTGCTGGCAGAAGCTACGTCGACAGCCGTTCCCACAGTTGCTCTAGAAGCCGCCGTTCCCGCTGCTGGTGAACTTGCCGGAACTCTTGGTGCAATTACAGCGCCAACATCAGGCATTGCTGCAGGCACTACCGCAGCAACAACCGCAGGTACTAGCGCTGTTGCTGGCGGAGCATCAACCGGCGCACTAGCTGGTATTGGCGCAATCGCAACACCTCTTCTTATTGGTGCAGGCGCAGCACTTCTTCTCGACTCCCTGTTTGATATCTTTTAAGGCTTTTAGTTATGGCAATCGATCCAGCACAGTCATTTTCTAATGCCCTTGGTCAAGGCCTTGGGATCATTAAGTCATATCGCGATGAGGCGCGTCTGGATGAGGATCGTTCGTTCGAAAAATCCATGAAGCTTGAAACACAGCGTCAGGCACAAGAACAACTCAAGCTCATGATTAAAGACGATGTGCGTAAGCAGGGTGTATATGACGAAGATATGACGCCAGACCGCGTGGCACTTCGTGGTCGCCAGCTATTAGGTACTGTAAACAAGACTGAAGCAGAAGCTAGGGACGCAGGAATTCTTGCTGACAACCGCCAAGACATAATTGATACGGACAAAAAGGTAGCTTTAGGAGGCTTGGCCGTTCAGCAAACTAACGCTGCAAGCCAGCGGATGAACGCCATCACGAGCAGGGGTGAGCTTGGTCTAAGATCGCAAATTTATAGAGACGAGCGAGAAGAAAGAATAGCAAATAACGCGATTAAAAATGTATTTAAATTCATTGGCACTAGTGGCAGAGACCCAACTCCAGAAAACATGCGCTCTCTTATGGGAGATAAAATTGCTGCATCAGCGCTAATTAAAATGGCTTCAAAAGCATACGACTCACCTGTTCTTGAAGAGATTATGCAAAACCCTTTTGGCGACTGGATGAAAAGCGGCCAGAAACTTGGTGTTGCGTTGAGATTTGCAAGGGACACGGAGGTTGTTAATGCGACAGTTAAAGCGCAGGGCTTTAATCCTTCAAAAACAAAAGCTACAAACTTTCAAGCGGTTCCTCAAAAAGGAGCCGATGGAAAAACAAGACAGATGATTGCGGTAACACTGAGCGGACCAGATGCGAGGACTGGGAAAAATAAAACCTTTACCGGTTTCGTCAAACCCGAAACTCTCTTCGAGTCTGGTGCGGTTGCAGCTAATGTGTTCAGAGGAATTAACAACGACCCTATGTTAAGGGGTCGAATGGTTCAGATGTATCAAGCTACAGAAGAAGACAAGTATTACAAAATTCTAGGTCATGAAGCGGCTCGACTTGATAAAATTATTAAAGATCCTAAGCCCTTGGTGACAAAAACGCTTAGCGCGAAAGATATAAAGGAAGCGGCGCAGAGGAGATTGGATGCTCTGGAAAATGGTGATCCAAACATCACAGCCGACACAGTTTTTAAATACATGGGCCGTATAGGCTCGTAAAATAATTTCCTTTGCGTAAGTTGCAGAAAGCTAGAGATGTCTGAAGATAATAATAGACTACGATTTGCACCCACGCGCTGGGAGGATTTAGGTAAAACCACCACTCGAAGCTCATCGTCTGGTCAGCAGGGTACTCAACGTCCATCAGGTACTAGCAATCTTTCTAATCTGGTGAACCAAGAAGTTGCCCAGATTGATCAGAAGATCAACTTACTGAAGTCTCTTCCAACAGATCAAGATGGCCTTCGAGTAACTAAACAGACTGGTATCCAAGGCACTCGCGACGGACAGTTGCGCATCTTAGGAATGAACAGAGACCGGCTACTTGCGAAAGCTGCTGGCGGTCAGAACGAAGGCTTTCTTGGCGACGTCGGTAGTGCTGTGTCTTCTGGCGCAGCCAACTTCGACAAGGCAATTGGTTACGCGACCGGCAATCCCCGCCTTCAGGAGCAGGCACGCCGCAGACAGCAGATCTCTGGCGCTGAGATGACCGACTACGGTCGTGAAGCTCGCGAGAAGGGTCCATTGGGCGAGGACATGAGCTTCGGTCAACGAGCCTACGCAACGGCACTGGCGCTCGCGGAATCGACTCCAGAGCTAGCCGCAACCGCAGTCATTGCTAGCGCTGTTGGCGCGGCGGCTCCTGTTGCTGGAACCGCTGCCATTGGTGCAAAGATCCTGTCTAGCACTCCACGCCTAGCTCGCTTTCTAACCGCAGGGTCTGGAGCCGCTGCTAGTACCTCCGCCAAGGTAGTAGGCGAACGGGCTATTGCCGCTGCTGCAAACATGGGCTTGAGCGGAACGCAGGCTGGTCTTGTTACAGGGTCTGACACAACTGCCCAAGTCATTCAGCAGATCGATAAAGATCCCGAAGCTTTTGCAAACAGCAAGCTTGGTAAGGAGCTGCTTAACGAAAATGGAGGCAACTTTGAGGCTGCTAAAATTGCAGCAGCTAACGAGATGGGCAGAGTCGCCGCCGTTACCGTAGGCGCGGTCGAAGCTTTGATGACATTACCTGCAGCGGTATTTGAGGCCCGACTTCTTACCGGTGGAACCCGTCGAGGAATCGCAAAAGAAGCAGGTTCTGGTCTTTTGGCGGAAGGTATCAGCGAGGCTCCGGCATCAGCCAACGAGCAGCTTGTTCAGAACCTTTCAATGAAGGCAGTCGGTAGTGACGTCGGTGCGCTGGATGGCGTTGCTAAGGCGGCGGGTGAAGGCTTTATTGTTGGCGGTGCTCTGGGCGGTGGACTTGGTGCAGGTGGCTCAGTTGTAAATCGACTGACAGGAAATGCTCCTGACGACCAGCCGCGACCAATGGAAGATGAAGAGCTGGTCTCAGCACTTTCCGCTAGAGGCGAAGCAACACCACCTCGTGAAGGCGGCGGTCTCATTGAAGACCAGAATGCCGTAGCACTTCGCGGTATGGACAACGTCTCCGCTGGCGGCATGAACTACACGCCAGAGCAGATCCTTGATATTGCTCGTAACAACGAGTCGAACCCGCGCATCGCCGACATCATGTCTCAGCCGGTAAGCGACGTGACCAAAGTCGAGCAGGTTGCTCGCATCCTTAATCAGGAAGAGGTATCTCGAGTCGAGCCTGAAGCCGTTCGCCGTATCTCTGGAATGTTTGGCGGCACTAACTCTGTCAGCACTTCGAAGCAGATGATTGCAGACGAGCTTGCGAAGATTAGCCCAGCCGTCATTGCTGAAAGCCCAACCCTTTCTGCAATCTCACAGACCTTGCAGTCAGCCAGCTCTGGCAAGCAGTTCGTAAGCGGCCTGCGTAACGCCGTCAGCAATTACCAGCCTACCGCTCAGAGCGGAACTCTCTTCGCACGCCCAGAACGCGGCGGTGAAGGCAGCGTAATCCTGTCACAGGAAGATGTGACCAATGAGGCTCAGCGCGAACGTGAAGCTCAACAAGCTTTCCGCTTGGCTGACGTGCGTCAACGCCGGTTTGACACTGCCACAGGGCAGCGCTCACAGCGCGAAGATTTGCGTGCAGGTGCTCCGGAGCCAGAGAACCAGTTCTTCCTCAACCCAGCCGTCTACGGCGAAGATCTTGGCGGTATTGCTGCAACCATTGTCGGCGCAGAAGGCGGCAAGGTTCGCATTCAGTACGAGTCACCAACAGAAGTTGATGGCAACGGTACTCCTGTCATCATCTCAGAGGATGTTGATCCAACTGCAATGTTTGATCGCGTCGTTCGTGGCACACCGCGCATGTCGCAAGAGCTTGCTGGAGATCTGCGCAAGCCACGCAATGGTACAGGTACCAACCTGAACCCACGTCAGTCAGTAGACCGCACCAGCACGCGAGCTATGGTGCCTACACAGGACGCAGGACTGCCTACCACGATCTCGCCTACCCGCATGACAGGCTTTGAGGCAAACACCGACCAGTTGCCGGTGGAACAACAGGTGCAGAACGCGCAGGCCAATCCGCAGCAAGAGCGTGCGCCAAACGTAGAGGGCAATGTAGAAGGTCCGAACGAAATCAGTGGTCCTCCTGCCACGCCTCGACTGCAGGCACCGGAAGTCCAGACCGCACCTGCTGAGGAAACAGCTCCTACGGAAGAAGCCCCTGCCGAAGAAGCAGCACCAGCCGAAGCTGAGCAAAAACCTGCGCCGAAGAAGCCTGCTCAAGATGATGGCGGCAAGGTTGAAAAGCACGTCGAAAATATCGGAAACAAGATCCTTAACGATGACCGCAGCGGCGTTGTTAGCTACGCCGACAAGGTTCATAAAGAAGGTCTGATCGACGACACAGATCTTGCTGAGATCAAGCGCATGTCCAAAGACAAGGACATGGGGGCTGAGGATATTGGCCCAGAGCTCATCAGCCAACTCAACACTAAGCGTTACTCTGGCCGTCGCGAAACTGTCCGTGCTCCACGCAAGAAGGCCAGCGACGTTGTTCGCGATACCCCGCTGGACAAGGACAAGACCGCTGAGAGCGAAGAGGTATCTAAGCCAGAAATAGATTACGACGCCGTCATTCAAGACAGGCTCGACAAGATTGCTGCTCGCGGGGCGCAAGGCAAAGTTGTTGCCAGCCGCCTTCGTTCATTACTGAAGCAAAACAACTACGATGTAACGCAGCTCTACTACGCCTTCCAGATGGGCGAAGTTGTATCTCGCGTTCTGCCAAAGAACGCAAAGGTAGATATCCTTTTTGTTCCAAGCATAACGGCAAGTGATGCAAAAGCGGCGGCAGCTAGTGGTGTAGATCTTGGCGAAGAAGCTGCTGGTTCGTATGACGCTTATAAGATTAGCCCTAATGGATTCCGTGGCCTGATCACCCTTTCCCTAAGCGATAACGTAACTGGCGCATCCAGAGAAAACGCTGCGCATGAGGCGTTCCACGTTATTCAGGACATGCTACGCGCCTACGATCCAGAGGCATTCAAACTTCTTAACAATTCGTTCCGCGACGATATGCGGATTGACGATCTCGACCCAAGTATCCTGCGCAAACTGAAGACGTTGACGACGGATGGCGAAGGCAGTGTATATGACGGCCTCATTGCCAGCTTGGGCGACACACCACTGTCTCGCTTCGAGGCTCAGGCTGTAGCCTTTGGCGCTCTCGTAGACGCTAAAGACCGTGGCGTTGACATGAAGGGGCTTAAGGCCAGCTTCATTCGCGTTGTCGATTTCATCAGCGACATGCTTCGCGGCTTCCGCAACATCTTCCGCATCAATGGCGTTGAGTCTGTCGCCGAAATCTTTGAGGGTTACCGCACCGGCAAGGCTCAGGAGGACATGATTGAGGCCGCTCCGCTCAGAGATGACGAACAGCAGATCCAGTACTCTGGCCGTGTACCAAAGAACCCTGCGGTAACGTCATCTTTAGAGCACAACTTTAACATCCTTCAGAACAAGTCCTTCCGCAAAGGCCGTGACCTGAAGATGTTTATTCAAGAGCGCGTCAAGTCATCCTTGGATGAGTCAGGCATAAACGCTGAAGACTACGAAGCGATAGAGACGTTCAAGTACCTTACCAAGATGGCGGTGAAGGACGCTGAGTACGCGCTTCAAGAGAACGCCAACGCAATTGGCTGGTACGACGAGAAGGTATCAAAGGCTCTGGCCGTCCTCAGCCTTGTCCATCCAGAGATTGCTACGGATAGGCAGTCGAAATTTGCCTTTATCTGGGCGCTTGCTGTTTCTTCAAATGGCTTGAAGGTTAACCCGAACTTTGAGATCGCTGAAAAGGCGTACCGTATCTACAAAGAAACGGGGGCGATGCCTACTGATATTGGTATTGGCACAGCCGCTGATGCGATTGACGGCCACATGAAGCTGTTCAACGTGATGATGAAAAAGCTTGGGTTCGATGAGCTCGAGCGCCTCATGACCACGAAGGCGACGGTTAAGGAAATCGAAAGCGAGACCGGCATTTCAGTAAGTGGCGAAGGTAAGGCAGAGACCGTATTCGGTGCTGCAATCCTTGGTCCAAAAATTGGTAACGGTTTCTTCGCGAACCTGTACGGTCACTTTGACCAGCTCACGATGGACCGCTGGTTGATGCGGACATGGGGTCGTTGGACTGGTACGCTGGTATCTATCAAAGAGCAGAACGTAGAGAAGGGCAGGGACGTACTCTCGCGCCTTGTTGCTGCGCTTAGCAATGAACAGCGCTCAGAGCTTGGCTCTATCATTGGCCTGAACGTCGATAACGCAGACGCCGACACGATTGCTGTAGCTATCCAGAAATCCTCCATCAAGCCAGCGAACCGAACCAAGATAAGCGATATTGGTCGTGGCAACACAGCCGGACTCGAGGATATTGTTGGCAAACAAAAGGGCCGCTTCGAGCAGGTTGGCCTTGGCGATGAGATCCGCAAGAAAGGGAACGGACTTGCAGGATATCTTGACGGTCAGAAGGAAGCGCCTGCTGGAGCGAACGAGCGTAAGTACATTCGCAGCGTATTCCAGAACACGCTCACCACTCTTAAAAAGAAGTATCCAAAGCTAACCACTGCTGATCTGCAAGCCCTATTGTGGTACCCTGAAAAAAGGTTATATGAGGCTGCGAAAACCGACGAAGTCAATGAAGGCTACGACGACGACAACGCGCCGGATTATGCAAACGCAGCAATCCTTGTCGCGAAAAACGCAGGAGTCAGTGATGAACAAATCAGACAAGCCAACGAAGCAGTCGACGCAAGACTACGTTCCAATGTCAGCTCAGCAGGAGCAGGACGAGGCGGTGCTGGCGTTTCTGAGCAATACTCCGGACGCACCGGACGCACAGACCAAGACCTCGCAACCAAGCTTCGCAGCCGGTTCGAAGGGACTCCTCGAGTTGAAGAAGGATCTTCAACAGAAGGGAATGTCGGACGCCGAAGCGGAGGAGTACTTGCGAACTCTGTAACTGGTCGCGTACCTGTTGCAGCTACTTACTCGCACTCGACTTCCGTCAAAGATCTGTTCAACGAGAACGGATTTGATACTCCAGACTTCCATGAGCTGACACGCGGTAAGGCCGCAGGCAAGCTCTACACCCGTTTGATCAACGACTCGAAGCAGGACAACCGCTTCGGGGCTTCAGTCTATGTCTATCCGGAAAACGAATATCAGGACATGCGCCTGTTCGTTACTAAGGATGGCATGTCTGGCTTTGCACTGAAGGGCGATGACATCGTAAGCGCCTTCAAGTCTCCGAAGAGCGCTGATCGCGGCGTGGCATTCTCCATGATCCGCATGGCTGTAGCTCTTGGTGGTCGTAAGCTGGATGCATTCGACACAGTGCTGCCATCGATCTACTCCGTCAGCGGCTTTAAGGCCGTCTCTCGCATGCGCTGGAATGACGAGTTCAAGCCAGACGACTGGAACAAAGAAACCTTCAAGGCATTCAATGGCGGCGAACCTGACGTGGTCTTTATGGCCTACGACCAGAACCGCGAGGGCTTGTATAGCCCAGACGAGGGTGAGTACACCGACAGTTACGACCAAGCTGTGGCTGCTCAAGGCGGTGACGTCCAGTACTCTGGCCGCACAAGTCGTGCTGTCTATACACCAGAGCGCACAGAAAAAATTATCAAAGCCATGTCAGATGGCACCAATGAGTCCAAGGGCTGGATGACGTTCATGTCCCCCGACGAATTCCTTGGGCTGACTTTGTCCAAGGCTGGGCGCGACATTCTCGCAACAATGGACCCAACCAAGACCCGCGCTCGTCCGCTTAACATTGAAGAGCTTAGGCAGGTAAGCGAGCCGCTGTTCCTTACCGTTAGGGAGGCCGGTGAAATCAGTGAGGTTCAGCGGCAGCTAGGCGTCACGTCTCTTCCTTGGCAAGTGATGGGGCATGAAGGCCGTCACCGCATGGCAGCATTTAAAGATGCTGGCATCGAACAACTCCCTGTCGTTCTTATGCGACAGAACGGAGCGGCTAAGCTTGAAGACATTGCCAACATATCTCTTGCGCCACAGCGCGGTGGTCGTAGCGACCAGTACAACAGCGGCGACACCAGTATAGATGTCGGCGAGGCTACGCCAATAAACAATCAGAATGCTGATCGCATCAGGGACATGATGACTGGTGAAGGAATTCGCTTCTCTGGTGTCCGACGTCCAGCCAATCTGAATATTGGTGGCAACGCCTCTGGTCCGCAGGCTCTGCGTCCTGCTTACTCGTTCCGTAGCGATAACTACAACTTTGGCGGCGAAGCTCCGAATAAGCTCGATGAGGTTATCTATAACCTCCAAGACAAGCTGATCGACGTCAAGCGTATCCAGAAGAACATTAAGGATGCTGGCGGTCGGATCAGTGAAACAACTGATGTGTATCGCGCTGAAGAGCTGTTCCACGGTCGCGCTGCAAAGCGTGCCAAGGACTTCGTCCAGCGTGAGCTGAACCCGTTGCTTGAGGAAATGAAGACCAAGGGTGTCGCTCTCGAGGTGCTCGATAAGTTCCTGCACGCACGTCACGCCAAGGAGCGGAACTCACAGATCCGGAAGATCAATCCAGATATGCAGGACAAGGGCTCAGGCATGTCTGATGCGCAGGCCGACAGCTATCTTGCCGGTCTTCCAAATGCACGTCGCAAGCAGCTCGAGAAGTTGGCAGATCGTGTAGACGCCATCACGCAGAGCACGCAGCAGATGATGGTTAAGTATGGCCTCGAGACCCAAGAGACCATCGATAACTGGAACAAGACGTACAAGTTCTACGTCCCTCTACAGCGTGAAGGCTTCGAAGAAGGCGGCTCCGGATCTAGCGGCCAAGGCATGTCGGTTGGTGGATCTTCTTCCCGCCGCGCACTTGGATCTGAGCTGGGCGTAGTCGACATCCTTGCTAATGTTGCAATGCAGCGTGAGCGGGTAATCAGTCGCGGCGAACGCAATCGCGTAGGCAATGCACTGACTGCGCTTGCACTGCAAAATCCCAATGACTCGTTCTGGTTTGTTATCGATCCAAAGGGTGCCGATGCAGCCAAGGCAAAGAAGAAGCTGATCGACTTTGGCATGGACCCCGCTGACGCTGAGAACGTCATGGGCGCTCCGATGCAGCGCTACATAGACCAGAACACGGGACGTTTGGTAGAGCGACCCAACAGCTTGTTCATGAACCAGCCGAACGTCATGGCGACTCGCATCAATGGCGAGGACAAGTTCGTCGTCTTCAATAACCGCAACCCCCGTTCAAAGCGGATGGCAACGGCTCTAAAGAACATTGACGCATTCCAGATGGGTGCATTTGTCAGCGGTCTCGCAAAGTTCACGCGCTACTTTGCGTCGATCAATACACAGTACAACCCCGCATTCGGTCTCTACAACTTAATGCGAGACCTTGGCGGAGCATCGATCAACCTTTCATCTACCGCCATCGCTGGTAAGCAGCGGCAGGTGATCGGCAATGCACTGCCTGCTGCATGGGGTATGTATCAAGATCTACGGGCTGAGCGTAGCGGTGATGCGGCAACCACGAATTGGGCAGCACTTGCTGATGAGTTCGAGCTCGAGGGTGGTAAGACTGGTTTCCGCGACCTATTCGCCACCTCACAGGATCGTGCAAACGCAATCGAGATCGAGCTGACCGGTGGAAGTAAGCTTCGCCAAGCGGCAACCAAGGTCGGCGGTCCCGTCTTTGACTGGTTGTCAGACTTCAACGAAGCAATCGAAAACGGCGTCCGTCTGTCTGCCTATAAGACAGCCAAGGAGGCTGGCCTGTCCAAGGCTGAGGCGGCAAGCATTGCCAAGAACCTCACCGTCAACTTCAACCGCAAGGGTGTGGTTGGAGCTCAGGCTGGTGCTTTCTATGCCTTCTTCAACGCCAGTGTTCAGGGTACCGCACGTCTAGCAGAAACCCTGAATGGACCGGCTGGCAAGAAGATCATTGCCGGTGGTCTGCTCCTTGGCGTTGCTCAGTCGGTGGCTCTGGCAGCAGCCGGTATCGACGATGAGATCCCAGAATGGCTGAAGGACAAGAACCTCGTGATCCCGCTTGGGGGCAAGAAGTACGTCGCCATTCCTATGCCATTGGGCCTGCACGTCATCCCGTCTTTGGGACGCAGGTCGGTAGAGTTCTTTATGTCTGGCGGTGAGAAGACTCCGGAACAGATCATTGGCTTGATGGGAATGATGGCGGATTCCTTTAACCCAATCGGTAACGCTGGCCTTTCATTTCAGACCCTCGCTCCAACAGTACTGGATCCATTGGCAGCGCTTGGCGAGAACGTGGACTTTGCTGGCCGCGAGATTGCACGCAAGGACTTCAACAGCCTTGACCCTACGGCAGGATACGAGCGGAATAAGGAAGGCGTTAGCGCTGTTGGTGATTATGTTGCTCGAGCCATAGATTCTATATCGGGCGGCAACGGGTATACCGCTGGAGCACTCAGCCCAACCGGTGACCAAGTCGACTATCTGATCGGACAGCTCACTGGCGGCGTCGGTCGACTCGCCCTTAACACTATGGCTACAGCGCAATCTGCGGTCACTGGTGAAGACTTGCCCAACTACAAGATCCCAGTTGTAGGCCGGATGATCGGTGACGCCAACGAGGCCTCAGCTATTTCTGGCCGGTTCTATGATGGCATCAAGGAAATGAACGGCCACAAGAAGAATGTCGAGGGCATGGAGGAGGACGGCAAGGATACGACCTCGTACTTCGAAGATTACCCAGAGGCTGAGTTCTTTGATGCAGCGCAAGACTACGAGAGGGACATCAGCAAGCTGCGTAAGGAGAAGAAGCAACTCAAGGAAGATGGCGCTTCACAGCAGGAAATCGACTACGTCACTGAGGAAATGCAGATGCTGATGGTTGAGTTCAATCAGCAGATCGCCGACTACAAGAAGCGCTAATAAAAAAGCCCCTGACCACATAAGGATCAGGGGCTTTTTATTCTAGAAAATGACTGTGATACACTGACTTCCAAAGCGCATCACAGTCACTTGAGGTTTATATCGTAAGTACCGGAGCGGCAAGAGGTTTTCTCGATGTGGGTGCCTCCAACCTTGCCAAGGTCGGGGTCGCGAGTTCGAGTCTCGTTTCCCGCTCCAATCAATAACTTACGTGGTTTTATTCACGGAAGTTATGGAAAAAGAGGTAGTTATCCACAGTTGGGTGCTACCTCTGCTTCCTCTCTCACAAGCTGCCAATGTTGTCAGCTACCTTGCGAAGATGCTTAGTTGACAAATGTGCATAGCGCTGAACCATGCGATCATCCGACCAACCACCCATCTCGCGAACGGCTGCGGTATGAGTACCCTTCTGGATGTGCCACGAAGCCCACGTATGCCGCAGATCGTGCCATCTGAAGTTCTCTATCCCAGCCCTCTTCAGAGCCTTCCTGAAAGCCTTCGTGTTGCTGCGCTGTACTGGCTTGCCGCCATACGCAAACACCCACTCAGCGTTCTTATCCTTGGCCCTGAACCGTTTCCAGAGAACGTCGTAGGCGGTGTCATTCAGAGGGATCGAGAGCGGCTTCCCGTTCTTCATCTTGACCCCCTCGATTGTCACCATCTTGTTCTGAAGGTCGACCTCTTCCCACCGAAGCTCGCGGACGTTGGCGTCCCGAAGTCCAGTGGTGAGGGCGAAAATAACCTTGTCCTTCAGATGTGACGGCAGCTCTCTGATCAGGCGACGAGCTTCATCCTTGTCGATGTACCTAATCCTCGAGGACTCTTCCATCCTCTTGATCTTGGGTACGGTGTCGATCCATTCCCATTCGTCCCGCGCCATGTTTAGCACTGACCGCAGTACGGTCAGGTAACGGTTGACGGTGGACACAGCGCGGGTCTTCAGCATGTCATCGCGAAGATCCGCCAACACCCCCTTTGTGATACGGCCAAGAGGCAGGCCAGCTAAGTAGTGCGAGAGCACCTCTATATAGTGCTGCTCCTGCTTGGTCCACTTAGTGGTCCGTCCATCCAGCCACCGCTTTGCGGCTTCGTCCCAAGTCTTACCTTCCATAAAACCTCCAATCGGTGAACGGTTGGAGGCACCCACAGTCGTCATCATATCCATATCGACCACAACCTTTCAATTTAACTTATTCAGTACGCTTGATCGCGTTATCTCGAACCAGCCTGTAGCTTCGAGGGGCATCAAACCCCAGCCTAACCGCTGGCTTTCGCCGGTCACGGTCCTCCGCCTTCCATCTGATAAAGCCGATGAGGGCGACAACGATGATACCGTCGACGGTATCTTCCTTATTCCCATGATCAAGTCGGAACAGCTTTTGTGTGCCATCACTTCGCTTAACGGAGATCTCCGCAAACTCACCGTCAGCATCTTGACCAACCTTCTGCACGCAGATGACGTGGTCAAAGGTCTGCTCCAGATCCTCATTCAGATTCATGCCTCCATAAACAAGAGATCCTTCGTTTCTAACAATCACCAACATCAGTTAAAGAACCCCAATATTTAAGGAACCACTTCATAGCCCAGAGGTAAGTTGCCAGCACGTACCATAAATAGTGCAGGCCGCCGACGTGGATCAACAAACAAGCGATTAGCAGTGTCATTCCATTTACCTAAGAAGGGGTGACTACAGCCACCCCCCCCCAGTTTGTTATTCATCAGAACGGTGCGTCGTCCAGATCGTCTTGCGGTGGCGGAGCCTGACGTTGCACTGGTGCTTCGACTAGCTTTTTCTTCCACACGCGACCGGCAAAGAACTTGCCCTTCGCACCATCGATAACGCGAGCCTCGATGTTCAGCTCCTCACCGGTATCGAGAAGCATCCTGCCGCTGTAGATAGGAACGCCTTCAGGGTCCCAATCCTTCTCGCGATAGAACTTCTTGCGTTCCTCGATCCGCTCCTCGCTGTCGCGGAAAAGAGAAAACGTATTTGGTTTTTGTTCGTAAGCCATCCTTATGCCTTTCTTATGAGAGTTCAACTTTGCGCATACGATCAATGTGCGCAAGGTAGAGATTGATTGCCTGTCGCACGACGCCAGCGATAGGCCTGTCTTCCTTAATAGACATCTCGCACAGTGCGCGATACATCACGTCGTCAATCGTTGTTTGAACCAGACGGTTCTGGTTATCTTTTCTAGGGCGTCCCATATCAGTCCTCTATGATTTTCACGTTGTAGCTGGTGACGTTCTCTTTTCTAAAGTCCTCTATGGACTTGCCTTTGGTGGCTAAGAGCCCGTCAACATCTACGGTTTTGTAAACAGCGGCATGATCTACCGCCCCCTTCTTCTCAACCTTCAGGACCTTGATACGACCCGTCTGGAATGAACCGAACTCAGAGCCCAGTTCTTTTTTGAGAGCTTCGTATGCATCCTTCAACGGAGCAATCTCTGCTTCCTTCGCCTTGATCTCGAGAAAGAGATCAGACATCAACTCAGTGCGCACATTTGATACGACAGCTAGCTCCGTATCGAGGTAAGCCTTGGCCTTGGTTTCATCCGCGATTGTCTCTATGTACTTCTTGCGGAATGCATCAAGCTTTGGCAGGTTGTCGGCGAACCAAGTGGGGTGACGCTCGAGCCGCTCGAGAAGATATAAGTCCTCCCGTATGTAGCAAAAGAAATCCATCCACTTGAGATCACAGACCTCCATGACATGCTGGCACTGTGCGTAGTAACTCGGTTTCTCATGCACCGAATATGGTTGCTTTGCCCAGTACGGACACTTGATCTCCAAGCCACCGTCAAGACCGATCAGTCCATCAGGCGACGCACCAAGCCAGTCGTAGTCATCGTGCTTAACGATGCCGGTCTGCGTAACTGTGACGCCAGCCACAGATTCGTAGAACGCTAAGGCCACAGGCTCCATGCGCTCACCGTGGTTGGTGGCGGCGTTGCCAGTGAATTCACGAGCAGCCCCGAAGTGTTCACGAACCATGTCGCGCATCACATCGTCAGTCTTTTGGAATGGGTTAACACCAAGAATTCCGCCAACACGGCTTCCGGTGATGACGCCTACACGCGCCTTGAACCACTCGTCACTTCTCTGTTCCATCAATAGATCCTTACTTAGAGAGCGCGGCTTTGCGTGCGTCCTTGGTCTTCGTCACTTCGGCAAAGAGCACATCATCATTGCGATTGCGTGCGTACTTACTGGCCTTGGTGAAAGCTGCCTTCAGATCATCGAGCGTTGCCGCCTCAGTAACAGCCTTCAGTAGCTGAGACTTTTCATCAGCGAGGCCAGCCACGGGGTCTGCTGCAGCAGGAGCAGGCTTCTGCTTGCTGGCGTCTGGCAGATCTTCACCAGCGTAGATGTAGAGGCCAAGACCAAACAGAGACATTGCCTTCACGAGGCAGCGCATCTTTGCGTCGTTGATGTCGCGTGCGTTTGGATTCTTGATGGCTTGGTTCTTGTAATCCATCACTGGCAACCACATCGTGTGGCTGATGTCTTCAACAGTCATCACACAACGAACCTCTGCGGTCCCATCCTGATAGCGGATGACGCCGTCGTTGTTTAGAACGCCGTTCTCACCCCTCTGATTCTCAAAATAGAACACTGAGTCTGGATAGTGATCCATCAGCGTTGCCCACGCCCACGACCACGACAGATACGAGAAGCCATTCTTCTTCTCGATGTTCTCGTTGACGTTTATGGCTGAGAGAGTTTCCCAGACGCTCTTCGTCTTGGGATTCGAAACAGTCTCCATATACATTCCTTTCTGCGAACACGCATCGTCGTGTTGACGCACAACATAGAGAATAATTTCGCTGCGTCAATTCCTGTGTTTCAAAACATGTGGAAAAAGATAAATCACGCGGCGTCTGTGGGTTTGCATACAAAACTGCGTAGAAAAAATGTCCACAGCCTATGTACAACGCCGACACATTTCCTCTTGTGCAAAAAGAAAAGCGGAAATATGTACAGCGTTGCGACGGCTAGGGTAGCTCCCGAAAAGCCATGTTTGCCTTGCGAAACCCTTTCAACCTTCGCATGGCCTGCCGTCGTATTAGGCAAACGAAACAGGTTTGAAAGGAAAATTAATGACAGGTTGGATACGCCTACATCGTGGATGGAGGGACTGCGAGTTCTTCTCCGCATACCATCAGGCATTGTTCAGTGAACGCGAGGCGTGGGTCTGGTTGATCGAGAATGCTGCGTGGAAAGAGACTGAGCGCAGCGCATTTAGCGGTCAGCGCATCAAGATAGAGCGGGGCCAAATTCACACATCACTACGCGCACTTCAAACAGCTTGGGGCTGGGACAAAAGTCGCGTCGAGCGCTTCTTAAAGCGGCTCCAAGAGTGGGAAATGATCAAGACACTAAGCGGGAAGGAGGGGAGAACCCTAACCATCTGTAATTACGAGACATATCAGGGTGCGCGAGAAACGGATGAGAAACCTACGGGAAACAATCCGAGAAACGAACGAGACACACAAGAAGAAGTTAAGAATAAAGAAGGGAAGAAAGAAGAAGAAATAGAAGGGAAGGCCTCCGCTTCGCGGAGCGGCAAGGCTTATAGATTTGAGGGCAAAACTATAAAGCTGGCTGAGAAGGATTACGACAATTGGGCCACGGCCTACTCCGCAATCAGCGACTTGAATGCGGAGCTGACATCGCTAGATGCGTGGTGGCAGTCACAACCAGAAGAGAAACGGAAGGGTTGGTTTCACTCGACCAGTGGAATGCTGAACCGGACCCATCAACAGTTGACGAAGAACCCGAAGAACCCGAAGAACCCAATGGCGGGTATGTCCTTCAAACATGCACGCGAGAAGCTATCGGATCTGCGCTACAAGAAAGAAATGCTGCTCGATAGGTGTAGGCAGGAGAAAGACAATCAAGATCTTTGGGACTCGCTCAAGGCGATGAAGGCGGAGATCGAAGCGCTAGATCAAGCAGTAAACGGTAAGAGCGAACGGAGCTACTGAAATGGATTTACGGGAATTATCGGAGCGCCTCAACGGCAACATGCTTCCAGCGCTACGGCACTTGCTGCCAGCGGGAATCGTTAATGGATCTGAGTACTGCGTCGGTGGGCTTGGTGGTGAGAAGGGGCAGTCACTGCGCATCCACATGACTGGCCCGAAGGCTGGCGTGTGGAGCGACTTCTCAACAGGTGAGAGTGGCGGCGACTTAGTAGACCTCTGGCGTGCGGTGCATAGCCTAAGCCTGATAGAGGCGATGGATGAGGTTCGCTCGTGGCTGGGTGTGGAGCGACCGTCGCTCGTTACGACGCAGAAGGAATACCAAGCGCCGGTCAGGCCAGAGCGGACACGCAAGGTCGAGGCGACTCCAATAGAGACGTCCCTGTTAGAAAAACGTGGCCTAACTTCTAACACGCTAAAGGCGTTTCGGATCGCTGTTGATGGTGACCGCATCCTGTTTCCCTTTATCGATCCACTTGGCGAAGCACGGATGATTAAGTTCCGCGACATGAACGACAAGAAAAAGCAGGGGCCGACATCCGCAGGTCAGATGCCATGCCTCTTCGGCTGGCAAGCGGTTGATTCAAATGCTCGCGAGATATGGATCACTGAAGGTGAGTTCGACGCGATGGCTGCGTACCAGATGGGTGTGTCGGCGCTGTCTGTTCCATTCGGCGGAGGCAAGGGCGCGAAGCAGCAATGGATCGAGAACGAATACGACAACCTCGAGCGATTCGAAACCATCGTGCTGGCTCTGGACATGGACGAAGAGGGCGAGCTCGCTGCTCGAGAGATTGCCGACAGGCTTGGCATTCACCGCTGCATCCGCGCATC